CTGTCGGCCGGAGTGCGCCGTCCATGGCGTCGCCGCTATACAGCACCCTGGTCACGCGGAAACGCGGCTCGTATTTGTGCACCGCGGCGATAACCTTCGCCGTGAGCTTAACCTGGGCGACCGGCAGGGGCTCGTCCAGCATCACGGCCTCCAGGCCGAAATTCCGGTCGAGAGGCACGGAATATACCGGCGTTGTGATGATGGTCCGGACATTCTGCAGAATCTCCTTCACGCCGGTGGCGCCGAAGTCGATTTCGTCCAGCGTTGCCGTCACCTCGAACTCGGTCATTCAATCTCCTCCTCGCTTGCCGCGGCGGCGCTGGCGTTGGTTGCCGTAGCCGTCGCGTCAGAATCGCGCGGATACTCCTGGAGGTCGATGTCGATTCTCGCGAACAGCAGTTTGCCCTTGTTGTCGAGCTGCACCCAGTCTTCGGAGATATCCACGATCACCCAAAGATTTTCACTGACCGGCGCGCCGCCGATTATAAGCTCCCGCGCCTCGCCTTTGTCCCGCAGCTCGCGGAGCTTGTTGAGCTCGTTCAGCGGATTGATGCCCGCGGACACGGAAAAGCACATCGAAAACCTGATGCTCTCGATGTCGGGGCCGATGAATTCCTTGACCGGCTTTTTGCCGAGAACGTCATGGGTGGCGAACCTGGCGCCGCCCTGGCGTCTCAGCCTGTCGAAAGTCCTGACCTTCTCCGCCGATACCTCGAATGTAATGTCGCCGAACGTTCCTAAGGCCAAACTAAGCACCTCCCGACGGCGGCCCGGTCGGCCCTCCGACGTCATTCTCGGGGTGCACGTGGTTTTTGAGGCTGATGCCGTCGGCGATCACGTCGCCTGTCACGTTGACGTTGCCGCCGGCGACGATATTGACCGCCCCGGCGCCGCAGTTTATATTCAGGACATGGGCGGCCCGGTCGTAGGAGACAACCGTGCCGTCCTCGAATGTGACGCTGCGCATGTTGGGGTTGGCGTGCGGCGGCGGGTTGCCCTGGCGGCAAAACGCCCCGAGACAGAAACCGGATGATATCCCGCTGGGCAGGAACACGCAAACGACATCCTCCCCCACGTCCATAAGGGCGACGTCCTGGTTTTTCTTTGTGTTCGGCACGACGACCGGCAGCCAGTCGCTGACCATGCCGTCCTCGTCCTCGAAGGCGACGCGCACGGCGTGCTTGGCGGGATCGACTGCCGAAACAACGCCATAGCGGATTATCTTACTTGTCATACCACTTCTTCCTCCGTGTCCGCTTGCGGCCTTTCTTTTCGACGACGATGGTCTTAGCTTCGTTCAGGGCATATTCCATTGTTTTGTGCATGTCGATGGCGACGGTATAACCGCTGATTGAATGCTGCGCGCGGGTGACGTAGTATTTGCCGTCGAATTTGCCCCAGCCCTTGACCATGACGGTCACCCCGCCCACCAGGCGGACGTCGCCGACCAGCGTCAGGCTGGCCATGTTCTCCTTGCAGTTTTTCTCCCGCAGGCGCTTCCTGGCGAGGATCTTGCCCTCCTCGGCGTCTTCCACCCGTTCGTTTATCTTCAAAATCTGGCCGGTCTCCGGTGCGTTGGGGGGCTCGTAGATATGCCGTAAAGTCTGGCCGGTCCCAGGATCCTTGTATTTGATTTCGCAGGCCCGGTAGATGTCGCGGCTGCGCGAGTTGAACCTGTACCGGATGACATCGCTTTTGCCGCGTTCGATGGTCATCACCGGCGCCTGGGCTTCCATCTGCTCCTCGTCGAAAATGACGATGTTGTCGTTGGTCACCTTCAGCGCCAGCCCGGCTTTTTCGCAGCATTCGAGAAGAAACGCCAGGTCAGACTGTTCCGTCTGGTCCCGGCGTTTATAGAACGGGTTATATTCCGCAAGATATTGCAGCCCCATTTCCGCCTTAGCGGCCATGTCCCGGGCGATATCCCGGAGGCGGATATTCTCCCATGCCCGGGTGTTCTCCTCGCCTCTCAGGGCCGCTGAGACAGCCGCAGAAACCGCCTTGATCGTCACGACGCTAGGCGGGCCGTCCATTTCGAAGTCGTCAACCTCGAAGAAACCGCAGTCGAGTTTTTCGCGGCTGCCTTCACCGCTGAAATTCACCGCCATCAGCTGCGCCGAAATGACGTCGCCTTTCTCCGGCACCCATTCCCGCGCCCATATCTGCTCCCGATCCTCCAGCGTTATCTGCAGGTCGTCGGCCTGGCCGCTGGAGTTGTCGGTGTAAGTCAGCGACAGCAAAAACCGGGCGATGTCGCTGGAAACCTGCTTATGGTTATATGCCAGGCTAACCTCTACGCGCCGGGAATCCACTACTCAACGCCCCGCTTCCACGGCGGGACGCTGCTGGGGATGGCGGACGCCGTTAGCTCGGGAACGATCAGCTGCACCCCCGCCGAAAAGATAACGGTTTCGCGGTGCGCCGGGTTGGCCTCGATGAGCGTAGACATGCTTTTTTCAGTGCCGTACATCTTTAGGCTGATGATGTCCCATGCGTCGCCCTGGACGGTCGTGTATATCCTAGGCAAAACTTATCCGCCTCGCTTCCATTTGCAAGTCCATAAGCATGCGGCGGAATTTTTCCCGCGCGTCGGCCAGCACCAGGCGCACCTCGTTGGCGTCGGCGCCGCCGCCCATGTTGATAACAGGAGCAAACGTCGCGTTGATTGTCCCGCCGGCCGCCGACACTCCCAGCATCTCGCCGGCCCTGGCCCAGATGTTTCGCGACCGCTCGCTGCCGTCGATGGGAATGGCCGCCTCCGGCGTACCGCCCTCGGCAAACCAGGCAAGGTGTGGAACGTTGAATATGCCGCCGGCAGCGTGGCCGGGAATAGGGATATCGCCAATTCCGCCGGCGGCCGGCATGCTCACCGGGACGTTTATGCCGGCGCCGAACAGATTTTTGAGGCTGTTCCATTTCTCCTCGAGCCAGCCAAACTTTTCCTGAAACCAGGCAATTACCTTGTCCCAGTTTCGATAAAGCGCCCAGCCGGCCGCGATCAGAGCCGCGATGCCAATAACTATCCATGTGGCCGGAAACCCCATCAGCGAAGCGTTCAGCAGCCATTGCGCCGCCGCCCAGGCCCTTGTGGCAATGACGGCGGCGCGAGATGACAGGACTGCTCCGTCGGTGGTCATCCTGGCCATAAACATCCAGCGGCCGAACGCAATGAGGGGTGACACAGCCCTGGCCAACACCCACGTCGTGGCAGAGACCGCCAGCGCGAACACGGTCAGCCCGGTGGCGCCGGTCATGACGGCACTGGTCATCGTCGGGTGCTCGCGGGCGAATACGCCGACTGCTTCGGCCAGCCTGGCCAGACCCTGGGCCTTTTCGTTGATTTGGGGCAGCAGGCCTTCCCCCAGAGCTCCCAGCGTCCGCGCCAGGGTTGCCTGGGCGCCTTCCAGTTGACGTTTGGAAGTCTTAGACAGTATCTCGAACTCTTTCCGCACGCTGCCCTTGGCAGCCTCGGAGTTGGCGAGCTTGATGGCTTCAACAAACTTATCGGTCCCAGATACAAGCCTCGACAAAGTACCGATGTGTTCTTTGCCGAACACCTCAGCCATTATGTTATAACGCGTGGCTTCGTCCATCTTTTTCAGCCGCTCGAAAAAGTCCATTATTGCGCCGCCCGCGTCTTTGATCATGTTTTGTTGCAGCTGTTCAGCGCTCAGTCCAAGCAATTCCAGCGAGGCCTGAAAATCTTTTGTCTCGGTCGGCGCCGCGGCAAATTTAGCAAGCATGTTTCTTGTGGCTGTTTCGGCCTGCTCGGCTTTGACGCCCATCGACAAGAAACCAGCTCCAAGGCCTAGTTCAAAATACTCGGGCATTGTAGGCGCACGCCCTTTAACAATGCCGGCGCTTCTCGTCATCCAGTCAATCAGGTCCTGCCCTTGAGCGATGGTTTGGTCATCAACGTAGTTAATCTTGTCGGCCAGGGCTTCCAGTTTGGCAATGCCCTCCGCCGTTTCCAGGTTATATCCCAGGGCATTGCCGATCTTCGCCATGTCGGTGGATAACTGCGCGGACGGCAGTTCAAAGGCGGTGCCCATCATGACGCCCAGTTCGGTCATCTTGCGTAGGTTTTC